TTCTATATCTACAATACCATCTACAATAGCTTCATCGTCTTCGTCATTATGACTTGATGACTTCTCTGCATAGGCATTGATAATATAGTCATTGTAGTTTTCTATCCAAGTCATAAAGTCAGCAAAGGAATCTTGCTCTTCGCCTGTTATGTCTAGTGATTTAGTCATGTCGATAGACACCACAGGTAAGTAGAAGCTGTTGCCGTTAGGTAACTTTCTTTCCTCTGTGTTAGCAACCATCGTGTGCTGAATAGGCATACGCTTTTGCTTGGCTAGTTTAGTGAACAATGCACCCACAGTCTTGAAGGCATCACGGTTCTCAATCTCCCAAATGAATGGGATATCTCGTGGTGCTTCTACTTCATTACCTGAAGCATCAACTGCACCTACAAGATTAAGTGTACCCAATACAACACGAACACGTTTAATCTGTCTGATTAACTCTTGTGTTTTCTCAGGTAGAGACTTCCAATCTGCAATATATCCTGCAGGTTTACCACAATTAAACCCACCGTCATTGTCTTTCAAATCTATATTAAGATTGTCAGCCATTACAGTCTTTACATATCGGTTAGGTGTATCGCCTGAACCTTTCAAGAACTTCTTGTACATGTAACGCTGTACATATGGACGTAGTTCAACACTAGTTGCATAGTATGTTGGACCATCTGGTATCTCTACCCTGTATGCTCCACCAGAAACTACTTCCATGTTAACTCGCTTACCATTTACTTCAGCTTCACCCATGATAGGCGAGTGAGATATACGTAAACGAGCAAGAGTGCTACTCTGTTTCTTCTGAGTAGTACCTACGTCAGCTATGCCCATTGCTTTAGCCATAGCCGCAAAGTTGTTAGTATCTATTGTTGTTAATTGTGTCATATTATATACTCCTTTATTGTGAAAGTCTGATAGTTATATCAGGATACATCCTTCGTGTCAAGCCAGTTATTACCTATTTTTGATTCTAATAGTAATGGCACATTGAAATCTATACCCCATCTTAGTTTAATTAAGTCTGGTAAGTCTTTGTTCGTTTTGTTTATAACCTCAATCACCCCTCTCTCTTCCTGTGGGTGAACATCTATAACGATACTATCATGTACGCTATTGACTACGCAAGACTTAAATGTAGTTAATAACTTATCTATGTGTAGTAATGCTAGAGGTACAATGTCTGCTGTAGCAAACGACTGTACGGGATAGTTCTTTATCTGTGTAAAGTGTGACACCCTGCCCCTAGCGTTACGCTGTACATCAGGAAAAGAAAACTCCCTGCCTGATGGTGTAGTAATCTTGTGTGTATTCAAAGCCTCTTTAGCCAATCGGGTGTGCCATAGCTTGACCCCTTGGTATTTCTCTGTGAAGTGTTCGTAGTATGCCGCTTCTGCTTTTGTTCTTCCATAACCTGTTGCACCATACAACGGAGCAAATGTGTGCGCCTTTGCATCCTGTCGAGATGTAGGTTGACCAGCATCACTAATAACTTTGGCGGTATAACTATGCACATCAAATCCTGTAGATACTTCTTCAATTGCAACTCCATCCTGTGATAAATATGCGGCAGCACGAAACTCTAACTGAGCGAAGTCAGCTTCAAGTACCTTACCGCCTTCCCATCTCGATACAAATACCTTCTTAACAGGAAATGTACCGCCTCGTGGCATGTTCTGCATGTTGGGGTCTGCCCCACTGAACCTACCTGTAGATGTACGATGTTGTAACAGCCGTACATGTAACTTGTTATCTTGTTTAGTATATGTAGATATACCATCCACAAAAGATGATAGATAGGTATCTACAGCAGATAGTCTGCGTACATCAGACAAGAACTTAACTGCATAGTCCATACCTTTAGACTTAGCAGATGCTTCAAGCAGTGATAAGTTTGTCTTGCTTGTACTGAAGCCATTAGCACTTGCCCACTTAGCTGATGGTGGTTTAAACTTCAGACCTGCTATCTCATGTAGATTAACCAAATTATACCCAAGACTATCACATGCTTTACAACCATTGGGTCTAGCAAAAGGTGTTCCATCTTTCTTTACCTTTCTTACTTGTCCTGTGCCACTGCACTCATTACATTGCTCTGCTCTTGTCTTATACACACGCTTTGTACCACTCGCTACAATACTGCGGAAGTCTGCATCGTCCATGTATGGGTCAATAGCACTAGCCCAATACGTCTTATCCATAACTTGTCTGCTATATATTATCCAAGACAATTGTTCTGGGCTGTTTAGATTGATAGGTGTGTCACCCATAAGAAAGCGTACCTGATTTTGAAGTGAGTTGATTAGGCTACTTTTCTCCTCAATAAACTCCTGTCTAACTGCTTCTAGCATACGAGTATCAACAGCAAACCCACGCTGATATATACGTGATAGACACACTGCTACTTCATTAGTCAAGTTGACAGTATTCTGTAGAGCAGAATCCTCTACTGTATTTAGTCTATGCCATAGTTTATTAGCAAGCTGTTGTGTAGCATGTAAGTCGTGGGATAGATACTCAGACAACTCAGCATGTGGTATGTCACGTGTTGTATAGCCTTTCTTGAAGTACTCTTTCAGTGTGTCTTGCTTCTTGGTATCCAACTCATATCTTTCAGCACATGCTTCCAGAGACAATGGTTGTTTCTGTCCACGCTGTAGTACATACTCAACTAACATGGTGTCAAATACAGCACCGTCATACTTAAAGCCACTCTCCCACAACCATAGTAAGTCGTGTGAGGCATTGTGCATGATGAGTACAGTAGCTTTGTCTAGCCACTCTTGTACTACAGTATGCCCAAAGTCATCTGTTTTATCTGCTTCTGCATGGTCAAATGTAACTGCACGTTCAACGCCTGTATCAGATAACATACCTATCATAGTGAGTGAATTAGTAGGTTCAAATGGGTCAAGATGCATCTTGCCATTACGATGTGTAACTGTATTCTCTACATCAAGTGTTAGCTTCATTTAACTGTTCCTTCCATTCCTTCCACGGAGTCAACTCATCAAGGGTAGCACAGTGTGCTGTCTTTCTAAACTGATTCCTAGAACCCTTTGTCAAGGGACGATTGTGTAATTCTTCTGCCATCATAACACCTTTGATGTCGCAGGTGGCACTATCTCCTTCGTACTGTACAACAACGAATACATATGCGTCAACATTATTATTGATAACATCTGTCCAAAGTTCACCTGTTCTATGGTGGGTTGACTTAATGTCTAATTTAAGTCCTTTGTATTGCACATCACCCATGTCTTCACCATACCTCTTTGTCTTCAGTATGGGTGAGATGACTTGATGCGGAAAGGTATTGGTTGCTTTACACATAGCCCATTCAGAAAGTATTCCGTGTATGTCATCTTGATACTTACTAAACTTAGTACCTATCTGATGTAAATCCGAACCTCGCTCTCTTGCCCTGTCAAAGCGACCCTTTGCTAGTTGTTTGCAGAACTCCACTTCTTCTTTGCTTACCTCAATCATCCTTCGTACCTCGCTGTCATATAGTTTAAGTCTACGTTCACCATACCATGCCAACCATTCAGCTTGTTCTTAACCACGTTAAGATGTCTAAGTGGGCTGTCCTCATCCTGTCCTTCAACAGATGGTGACTTACCAATCAGTATCATAAGGTCAGCTTCTGCCGCCTTACCTGTACGTGAGCCTTGCATCATGGATTGATTAAGTTGTGACCTACCTTCTGCTTCAGCAGATAACTGTGACATATAGAATACAGTACAGTCGTAGGTCTTGGCAATCTGTCTAGCGTAGATAGCACAGGCGGCTAACGCTTGGTCTTCTCTGGCAAAGCTACCCGATGCACCAAACTTATCACCCATGTCAAGCACAAGTATGTCAGGCTTGTATGCCTTACATACAGATTCAACCCAAGCCATGTCACGTCCACCTGCTTCTTTAATCTTGATGTTCTTCATCACAGGTGCATACATTGCTTGTGCTTTACTCATGTTATCTCGTACTTCACGAGCAGACATACCTGATGCGGCAGTTAGATACCTTGCACCAACACGGTGTGTAGGCTCTTCGTTACATAAGATAATGCACTTTGCTCCTTGGTGGGCGAAGCCATTAGGTGAGGCAATAAGACTAGCATGAAAGGATGTCTTACCTGTATTAGGTCTAGCACCTACTTCAATAAGCTGACCGCCACTAACACCCTCTACCTTACGTGTAAGGCTAGGTATATTGAATGTCCATTTGGCTTCTAACTCTGCTTTAGCCATAAGCGTTTCAATAGTGATGTCATCCCACTCAATGTTTAAGTTAGGTATGAAGTCATCACCGTACCTTTCTAGTAAGTCACGCAGATTCTGTAGTGTGTTAGCGTCACCGTTCACCATATCAAATCCGATATTGGCTACGTCTTCACCCACCACTTGTTGAAACAGCTTAGATAATACCTCTTGCGATATGTCATTACCCATTGGCTGTTCTCTCTTGATAGCACTAAACAATGAATTGTATGCTTGTTTCTGTGCTGTAGTCAGCGTAGGATTATTAGATAAGAACATAGCCTCTACCTCATCAGGTAGAAGAGTACGATTATACCTATCCATAGCTGTATCTATTGCTTGTTTAATCTTACGCACGTCCTTGCTGAACAAGCGGTCAGGACATTTAGAACCACGATGGTCATCGTAGAAACCTTTGTCCATAAGACTGCGTACTAAAGATAACTCCATTCTTATACTCCTATGTCGGTTAAGTTTATGATGTCTTCAGGGTTACGATACTTTATATCATCTGTCAAGCGCAGAACACGAACATCATTAACATGTCCACGCATCTCCTTTGCCATTGTTAGTGTCTTTGGTAGTGCGTCAGGGTCAAGTGCTATTATTGCCGTTGAGAACTGCGTAAGAAACACTTGATGAGTTGAAAGGAGAGAAGTACCCATCAAAGCGACCCCGACAAAATTACCTAGTGAACCAACAACACTAGCACTCACGCAGTCCTCAACAACTACAGCGACATTACCATACCCACAGGTAAAAGGCAAGCCACTATTACCATATTTTTTCCACTTAGGCAATTTATTTGACAGGCTTCTACCTGTGCCATCTACAATCTTGCCATTGTATTTAACTGGAAAAACTATTCTATCTTCTTTTGCATCATATAATATCTCTTCACGTAGGTGTATTAAATCCCACTGGTGTAGAAAGTTTAATGCGCTTTTACGGTCTTGGATTGTAACTACATGGTCAGGCATACGAAACTCTATGTCATCTGCCATACGCTCTGCCCCTGTAAATCCAGTACGAATGTCATCTACTGATAACCGCACTCGCTTACCGCCCTTAGTACCACAGGAAGCCTTGTAACAATTCCATACAAGACTACCCATGTTATTTGTTATAGTGAATGTCTTGATACCACCACAAGCAGGACAATTAATACGCTTAGTATGTCCAGTAGGTATATCTATATCACTTATAATGTTATATATATTATTCATGTATTATATCACTTTCCTTGTCGGCAGTTAAATGCTTTTACCACGTGATTTACGTGCTGTCAATGCATAATTTGCACTCTCGTAAGTATTTTTCATGTAAGGTTTAACAGACTGTGGGTTACTGTGTCCTGTAACCGACATGATTTGTGCCATACCGACACCTGCCTCTACCATTTGTGTTGTTCCTGTCCTTCGTAAGTCCATCAGCCGTAGTTCCTCAGACAGCCCTGCATCACGCATGACAAGCCTTGCAGCTTTAGACAGTCTCTGCAAGCTATAAGGATGGTACTCGCCCTGTACGGGCTTTATACGAGGAGCAACGTACTGTTGAAAGCCAAAGTCTTCCTGCTGTTGTATTAACATAGAGTGTAAGTCATCCTCAATAGGCAGAGTTACCTCTGCTCTACGCTTTGACTGCTCAAGATATAGCTTCTTCTCAGGCAAATCTAGGTTATCCCATGTCAATAGCCTCATGTCACCCAATCTCTGACACCATTCGTATGCCATGTGTACAATCAACCCAAGACTTCGCCACTCAAACTGTGAGTAGGCAGTGTCAAGGAAGTTGGTAACATCTGTCTCTGTCCACACAACCTTACGTTGAACAGGTGTCTTACGCTTGACGTTAGAGAAAGGATTTACTGTCGCATACTCCATGTCTATTGCATACCGATACACGATAGATGACACAGTGCAGATGTGATTGGCGAAGCTGATGCCTCGCTCAACCCAATCCTCGTATGCATGTTTAGCTTCCTTGCTCGTGAGTTTATCATACTTGATATCACCAAATTTGTCAGTCATTATGCCTAAGAAATACTTATAGTCTGCCTTAGACTTGTCTCTTAACATACTGAAATCATTAGATGAATAGTACTTGTCAACTAAATGTTGAACTGTTTTCATTTTAATCCCCTAGTCTCTGTGTCCATATGGTTCTACCTCATCTCCCATAACTTTTTTACATCCCATAGGTGCTTCATCACAGTTTGGATAACTATAACATCCTATGTGTGGGTCTTCATATGTCATCTTGAAGACATCATACTTAATGTAATTCCATACACTTATACATGGAGAATATATCAAGGTTATGTAAAGATAGTATCGTAGGGTCATCTTGGTTTCCCAATCTTTATAGTAGATACCATCTCCTTTAGTAATGGTACGAATATCCTGAAAAAATTCACAGATATCCCAATACTTATATAGAAGTTCCCAAGCTATGCTTTTCTCCCCATATTTGGTGTGTATATATTCTTCTAAATATTCACTTCTCTCATAGTGTTCATAGAAACCATGCTCTTTACTCCAAAAACACTGCCATAAACTTTGTGGTCCATTCCATTCTTCATTCATGCCGCCAACAACTCCTTGAACTGCTTGCTGTCTACCCACTGTGTAACCTTCTCTTCACGTTGCCACATGGATACTGCTCTTGTATCACCGCCAGTGTTACGTAGCTTGAACCCATTACGCTCATCAGCATACGTTGCATAGTTTGTGAATGCAGAGTACAATGCCCAAGCATTCTCACCACGCACACTTGCCTCTTGGTTGTATAACGTAATCATCTTGTCTGCCGTGCGGTCAGACTTGAGAAGAGACTGAAGCATATCCTTAACATCTTGTATAAGAAGAGGCTTATTAGCCCACTGCTGTAAGGTAGCAGACTGTGAGTAGAAGTCCTGCTTGCTACGCTCTAGCTGTGTAATGAACCTGTCAAGGCTAAAGCCACTGGTATTCTTGCGTCTTACCTTGTCATGCTCACCACGTATCTGCCCATTGGTGCAGAAGAAATCAATCGCACCGAACAGAACTGTGTTAGAACACGTGCCATCCACACCATGCAGAGCAATGATACGTTGTGCTATCTCTGTCTCATGCTTGTTGGTGGATATCTTAGCTGTTACGTTAGGTAACGTCATGTCCATCATAGCCCATCCATTGTGATGTGCGTCTTTCCACTTGACTACAGCACCTTCGTACTCCGCATCGGTCAGGTGATTCGTGACTGCATCACTCACATCACGGAAGAAATCTCCATGTGATGCACAGTTAAAGTCCTTACCCACGATAGCAATGTACTTGCCTGTGTTTCCATCAATGACATACTTCTTGTCATCTACCTTTGTTGGTTCAAAGATTACATCAAAGTCTAAATTCTCTGGTATCATATCTAATGGCATATCTATTCTCCTTTTCTATATATTAAAAGATGCACTGTTATATCATATTATATAAGTTGTGTCAACTATCCTGCTAAATAAATAAGTATAAGTAATACTATCTCAACCATTCTGGCATACTCCTTCCATTGTTCCATCGTGCAAAACTCATCTTGTCAACCCGATAAAACGCACGATAGGCTTCTATCGGATAGTCCTCATCTGTCTTACAGTCATCATGCCCACTGAAACACTGTGGGTGTGGTGTCACGTCACCATCTGGTAACAGATGCCGTCCATTGTACAAGGCACGGCTATGCTTACCTGCACCATGCCATTTGCCATATCTGTGGTGATACTCACATAACATGGCTGTGTATAGGCTGTAAGCCCATCTGTAGTTGGCACGATTCTCCATTGCCCACAAGGTACATGGATGCTTCTGATGCACAGGCTTGTACAAATCACAGGCTTCTGCATAATCAGGTGC